CGGGTGGTTGGGAGGAGCAGATCGCCGGCCTGCGGTCGACGTCGTGGACGGCGTCCGGCCCGACCGACATGGCGACCGCCACAGCGTCGCAAACGTCTGCGGTCGACGAGGTGCTGGCTGTCGGGCTCGGCGGCGACTATGTGCTGGCTGCGGTACCGATGGGTGCCACGGTCGGCAACGTCGCCTACTTCACTCGTGGCACGCTGAGCAGCCGCACCGTGTTGGATGGTGCGGTCGGTGACCTGGCGACGCACAGCGTCACGTTCGCCGGCAACCAGCCGATGATCCGTGGCGTGTTGGACACGGTGTCGACGGTCACCAGCTCCGGCAACAGCACCGGCACGCTGCTCGGTGCGGTGTCCGCCAGCCAGCGGGTGTGGGCTGCGTGCCATTTCCTGACGGCCGGCGGCACCACCCCGTCGATCACCGTGAAGATCCAGTCGGACGACAACAGCGGGTTCACGTCTGCGACGGACCGGATCACGTTCAGCGCCCAAACCACGAAGGGTGCGCAGTTCAGTTCGGCGACTGGTGCGATCACCGACACCTACTGGCGTGCCCTGTGGACGGTGTCCGGCACGTCACCTTCGTTCCAAACCCGTGTAGTAATCGGCGTTCAATAGGGAGTTCCAATGGCTGTATTCGCGATGACCGATTGCTACATCGGTTTCGGTACGTCGAGCGCGACGGATCGCTCGACGCTGGTCAAATCCGTAACGCTGACGGTTGACGCAGCGACGCTCGACACCACCGATTTCGGTGACTCCGGGTGGACCACGAACATCGCCGGCATGAAGTCCGGCAGCCTGGCGATGACCTTCAACCAAGACGTCGCGTCGGGTGCGATCGACTCGATCATGTGGCCGCTGCTCGGCACCGTCTGCGTGTTCGAGGTGCGGGCAACGAACAGCGCCGTCGGCGCCAGCAACCCGAAATACACCGGGTCGTTCGTGGTCAACGGGTGGACCCCGCTCGACGGTTCGGTCGGCGACCTGGCCGCCGTGTCGGTCACCTTCCCGCTCACGGGCGCTGTCACTCGCGCCACCAGCTGATCGACGGCCAGTGGCCGCAGCGGGCAAAAAGTTCATCAAGATCGAGGGGGCGAAAGAGCTGCGCAAAGCCCTCAAACAGCTCGAAGACAAGACTGCCCGGAACCAACTCGGCCAAGAGTTCAAAGCGGAGTTTGCTCAAGCGGTGGCCGGCGTTGTGTCGGACGCCAAGTCTGGTGCCCCTCATCGCACCGGCGCGTTGAGCAATTCGGTTCGTGGGCAAGGCTCGTTGAAGGGTGGCAAGGTCACGGTGGGCGGCACAAAGAAGGTGCCGTACGCCGCGCCGATCCACTGGGGATGGCCGACTCGGCCAAACAAGGCGAGAGGCTGGCGCGGCGGTCCGATCGCACCTAACCCGTTCTTGGTCCGTGCGCTGGATAAGAACCGGGCAGAGATCGTGCGATTGATGGAGCGTGGCGTCAAGCGACTGCTGGACGAAGTGCACAAGGTGGCTGCTGGTGGCTAAGAGTTCAGTTAGCGTCGAGTTCACCGGCGACGCTGCACCGCTAAGCCGAGCCGCGAAGGACGCCGAGAAGGCAATCGGGAAACTTGACGACGCTGTCGGCAAGGTCGACGGCAAGGGCATCAGCAAGCTCGACGGGGCGATCGGTGACCTGGCTCGCGACCGGCTCGGCCCGCTCGGCGGTCTGGCCGAGTCGGTCGGCATGGACCTTGGCAGCATGTCGGCGTCGACGCTCGCAGCCGGCGCTGCGGTCGCCGGGCTGGGTGCATTCGTGGCGTCCGGCGTGAGGTCGCTCGGCACGATGACCGACGAGGTCCGCAAGTTCCGCGACTCGTCCGGGTTGTCGTGGGAGACGTCGAGCCGGCTGGTCGCCACGATGGATGACCTGGGCGTGTCGGCTGATACCGGCGCTGCGGCGATGGGCCGCCTGGCGAAGAACATCGACGCCGGCAAGCTGCAAGAGTTCGGCATTCAGGCGGTGTACGCCAAGGACGGCACGGTCGACATGGCGGCGACGCTCGGCAATGTCGCCGACGCCATGAACGCAACGACCGACCCGACGAAACGTGCGGCGATGGGCACCGCCTTGTTCGGCAAGTCGTGGGCCGATCTGGTGCCGTACCTCGAGCTCGGCGGCAAGGGCATCCGTGACGCCATGGCCGACGTGAAGGATTACCAGATCGTCAACGCTGAAACGGCGCAGCAGCAACGCGATCTGAGCATGGCTGTCGATGACCTGCAAGACGCCATGGGCGGGCTGTCGATGACGATGGCGCAGGATCTAGTCCCGACGCTAACGACATTTGCGAAGGTCGGCGCGGGAGCGATCGACGCCATAACCGACGTGCGCAAGTGGGACCCCATCAACTACGCCATGAAAGAGCTATTCGGCTCTGGCGGTCGGCTTGCGAAGTCGTGGGCGTTCATCACCGGCGCGTCGCAGGAAACCATCGACGCGATGGGCAAATCGTCGGATGCGACCGGCGAGCTAACCGAGACAGCGGAAGATGCCGCCAAAAAGGTCAAAGAGCTCGCCGACCGGGAACGCGATGCAGCCAAGGAAGCGCAAGCAGCAGCAAAAGCGGCAGACGCATACCGCAAAGCCGTCGACGAAATGGCGCAAGCTGCACAAGGATCGATTAGCAATCAGATCAGCTACGCCCGTGCCCAGATCGCGGTCCGCGACGGTCTCGAGAAGGTTACCGAAGCGCAGAAAGATGCAGAGAAGGCGGCCAACGAATACGGCAGGAAATCGCCCGAGTTTGTCGCCGCACAGAAGGACTACGAGTCGGCGATCCTCGACTCGATCGGGACGATGGATGCGCTAGCAAAGGCCGAAGTCGAGAAGCGCGTACAGGTGGCGCTCGGCAACAAGGACACGTTGAGCGCTGCCGAGAAGGCACAGATATACGCAGACAAGATCCACGAACTTGGCGGGGCGATATCCGACCCGGCGATGCGTGCGATGTACGACGAGTTCATCGCCAAGGCCGACGAAGCCGGCCAGAAGACGCAAATCGCTGCTAAAGGTCAGGAAGATTTCAACAAGCAGCTGGCGTTGGTCGGGCCGACGTTGGCGACGGTCGGGACGTTTACCGACGGCCTGCCGACCGACGCTCAGGCGTCTGCGTTCGAGCGGATCGCTGCTGCTGCACGGGAGACTGCCAGCGCGCTGGCCGAGCTCGGCATCGACAACACTCCGAGCTATCTGGCGCCTGGCCTCGAGCCGATCGTCGGGCAACGTGCGGTAGGCGGTCCGGTCGCCGCCGGACAGACCTATCTGGTCGGCGAGAACGGGCCGGAGTTGTTCCGTTCGTCGGAATCCGGCGGGATCGTCCCGAACAGTGCGCTGGGTGGTGGTGGTCGTGGCGTGACGATCAACGTGAACACGCCGATAGGGAGGCCCGAGGAGGTCGTGCGGTGGATCTCGCAGGAACTGCGTCGACAGGACCGAGGTCGTAGGTGAGCACGTTCACGATGGGCCGGATCGGTGTCGACGTCGCCAATGGCGGCGACGGCGCAACGTTGAACCATCCGGCGGACTGGTCGCAGTCCGGCCGGCAGGTGACCCTGCGAGGCATCCAGAAGCAGACGTCGGACAACACGGCCACATGGCTCGCCGAGCAGATTCTCGGATTGGACCCGGCAAACAACCCGGACGAGGAATGGGTGCCGATCACGTCGGCGACGGTGCCCGAGCTGAACGGCTACTTCCGCGTGCTGTCGGCGCAGGCGACGCTGCCACAAGGATCGCTCGGCGCCGGCACGGCGATCGTGCAATGGCAGGTGGTGGCCGAACGGGCACGGATCGCTTCGGCGCCGACAGTGCAGGTGCCGACCATCCACGCCGGGCTGACGAACTCGGTGAGCGTGACCACCGGCTCGAACCCGCAGCTGTTGTTGGCGTTGCCGTCCGGGTACGGGTCGACGTGGGGTGAGACCGGCACGGCCGGAACCCGAGCCGGTGAGAACGGCACCAGCGACATCTTCTACGCGAACGTGGCGATCCCGTCGAACGCCCAGGTGACGCTCAACAGCTACCTGCCGCCGGCCAACTACTACACGGCTGCCGCGTATGTCGACCGTTCCGGTTTCGGTCAGGCGGTCGGGCGTGCTGACGGTGTCCCGTCGGACGGCTGGCGGATCTCAAACGGTTTGATCCGTTTGCAGTCGTTCTCGGGGGCGACGTTCACGGTGTCGTGGTGGAACGGTTCGGCGTGGACGACCGCATCGTCGTTCACCCTGTCGGTGATCTCGAGCTGGTCGGGATCGGCGACGACCGGGGCCACGCTCACCTACCGGTCGGTGCAGATCCTGCGCAACGCACCCGATGAGTGTGTGATCCGGTTGACTGCAAGCGCCGCCTATGCGACCGGTCCGTATCCGGTGACGGTGGACGTGTCGGTCAGGCGAGGCGACAAACTGGCACGCATCTACGTGTCTGGCGCGACATCGTCGGCGACGTTCGGGTTCACGTCGACGACTTTGTGTACGGCGATCACCGGCGGCCTGCGATCGACGTCGCTGGTGAACACCCGGTATGTGACGCTCACGTCGGACAAGCACACGTCGACGTCGACGGCGAACGGCACGCTGACCGCCAGCGCCCCGTCCGGCGGCAAGGTGATGTTCGCCGTCGGCTCGGGCACGGCCACCACCGGATCGCCTGACGGGGCGTCACAGGT